ATATCCTTCAGCATGTAAATATGTGATTTCTTTAATTTTAAGAGCCCCTTCCTTTGCAATAGCTTCATTATTGCCCTTTCCCAAAATAAATAACGACTTCGTTTTTTCAAAGTTTTGAATACTTTTCTTTGCAAAGTTCTCAAATGTATTAATATAAGATTGAAATTGAAATGATAAATTCCGTAAGTCTTGTATAGCCTTCTGCCTTTTCTTAATATGGGTTCCTTTATTTTGAGAAAACCAAATGGCAATCATTGTCAATACAATACATTGATTTGTAAAGGATTTTGTAGAAGCAACCGCAACTTCGCGACCGGCATTTAAGTACACTCCGCAGTCGGTTTCCCGCGCAATCATAGAATCCGCTACATTTACAACACCGATTGTTACCAGATCATAGGTTCTCGCAATTTCTAAACAACGATGTAGATCTTTTGTTTCACCTGATTGAGAACAAAGTATCAGACCCGTTTTATTTCTTTTGGGAATATCCATGATATCAAATTCCGCACCATCAATACAGGAAACTGTGTCAAAAATATCATATTGTTTAAATTCTTGTACAGACCACAGAGCAGCATGATAAGATGTACCACAACCAAGAATAATTAAATGTGTAATATCTAATAAATTATCTTTATTGTTCTCTAAACCACCTAATTTAACAGACACATTGTTTTTAATTCTTCCTCCATTGTTAATAGATCGCTGTATTGTTTCATATTGTTCAAAGATTTCTTTCTGCATCCAATGAGAACATGTAGATGGAAGTTCGTCCATTTTTTGATTTTCATTGTTTTTTAAAACATATGATTGAATGTTCTCTTGATACGATATCTTATTGTCCACTATTTCTATTTCTATTAAATCATTGTTCTCCAAAACAACGTATTTTTGTATAGAATTACCAAATCCAGATACTTCACTTGTTATCATAGCATAATTATCTTCTATACCCAATAATAATGGAGAACCATTCCTACAAATCCACATTTTTTCAGGGAAATCAGTACACAAAATACACAATGCCCATGTACCTTTTAATAAAAGTAACGTTTTCTGTATAGAATCGCGTACAAGTTCTCCACAATCCATAAAATAACCTATCATCACAGAAATAATTTCTGTATCTGTTTGGGATTTAAAAGAATAACCCTTACCTATTAGATCCGCTTTTAATATATTGTAATTCTCTATAATACCATTATGAACAACTGCAATCCTATTTTTATTATCTAAATGGGGATGTGCATTGTAATCTGTTTTATTACCATGTGTAGCCCATCGCGTATGACCAATTCCATTAAATGTTAGAGAACTTGAATCAATTGATTCCTCTAAAATAGAAATTGCATTATGCGTAGTTGTAGATGCATATTTATTCGTAATAATAGAGTTGTCGTGAATATAAGAAATACCCGCAGAATCATACCCCCTATTCTGCAATATTTTCAATCCATTCAAAATAAATGACCTACAATCCTCATTTCCCAAATAGCCGATAATACCACACATTTATAATACTATTATAAATATATTCTTAAATGTAAACTCAATAATCAATATTTATCGTAACATATACATTGGATTTTTTAGATACATCATACACATCTTTCTCATTAATCCGAGAAATACCCTTATTTTTAAAACAAAGAGTCTGGGTTTTTTTCATCTGTAAATTACATACATGAATATCCAGATTAAATAAATCAATATTCAAAACATCACTTTCCCAAACCATTTTTAACGAATAAAAAACATTCATATATACATTATTATTTTCATCAATATCTACATGATCTGGCAATATAGGCTTGCACATAACATATAAGTCATTACCACAATTATCATACACTAATTCATCATGCCACAACGGTACATAATATGTAACAGAATTATATTCCAATTTATACAACTTATCGTCTATTAAATCATTCATATTCGGATTTAATATAATTCGTTCTTCATTTTTCGTCTTTACTTCCAGTATTTCTTTAATTTTATCTAGAAATAGAGTATCCCTATGAAACGCTTTTTTGTATTTATACAATATCTTGTAAATAGTAAACAAAACACTCTTATCAAGACTCTGTACATACTCTAACGCCTTCTCTTCACACAATAATGACAGTTTGTTTAAAATACTATATATAATATTATTTTGCGATTCATCAATAATTGAATGCAAAAAATAAAACAAAATATTGGAATAATTATTTTCTGTCTCCACACTCGGTTTTACATAACCTTCGTGTTTCAATAAATATTCGTATGCTTCCTTTATTTTTACAAATCTGTCCGATGCATTTGCCGTCTTGTTTTTATCAGGATGATACATAAGCGCCATCATTCTATATTGTTTTTTAATTGTACTCTCGTTTACATCATCCAAATCAGTAATCTCTAATATATTACAAGCAATTTCATAATTCATTTTTTTCATGTACCTTGATTGATATATAATAAAAAAAACTCTCTAAATGGTATATAGGTCTATAATTATTGTTAAAATATTTTAAATAGAAGAAAATCTGCATACAGATGTCCGAAATGTCTTCCTCGTTCAAATAATCACTTTTTATTAAATAACAGAAAATATACCATATACATTCAACTACGTCTAAATTATATGTCAAAATATCATACAAACTATCGCGAATATCTAAAAAAGAAATATGTTTATCTATTATTATATACTCTATGATCTTGTTGCATATTATATTAAAATTGTCATTTGGCAACTCCTGTATTTGAGAATTGTCGGAAAACAATAAGTCAAACGATTTCAATTCTTTCGCATTTATCAAACCCCTCATATCCGTATTCTTCATAAATGCTATAATATTCTTTTTTTTCGTTTGATTATTATTATTTCTAGTTGTCGCCAACCGTTTCATAACATCTTCAATCGTATACGGCGATTCATAAGAATGAATATTTTGTATCGCAATTTGTTGATATTTATCTTTTGATGGTTTTCCAATATTTAACACCTGACATACATTTAATATCTGATTTGGAATAAAACTAATATGTTCCGTTAAAATAATAAAATGTATTGAAATATTACTTTCACTATGATTATACTGCTGTATATAACTATAAAAAATTTCCAGCAACTCTGAATGAATCAAGTGGAAATTCTTACACAATATAAACCCCGTTTTATTTGATTTTACAGAAATAATATCTACTATTTGATAAAACAATTCATGCCAAATAATCTTTGAATTACAACCCAATAACGACATATCAATCTCATAATGAACATCGCTAATTTTATACTTATATTCTTGCTTATCCGTTGTTGCTATCATCTTTTTCTCGTATTTTAAACCAGAACCACTATACCTTTTTATAATATTCAACACTTGCGAATATTTACCTACTCCAGGAGGACCATATACAATCAGGTTCCCGAATTTAGATACATCACTTGGAAACATGTTCACAGTCCGATTTAATTCCGGATGCATATTATAATTTTCAACAGAATGTATATATTCTTCAAAAGACGTTTCGTAAAATTTCATATATACTGTAAAGAATTTGTATATTATTTTTATACGCATCACAGGACAATTATATATTTTGTTTATACGTGTCATTAATCCATGAAATCATTTCTCCCTCCGTACAACTTAAAAATCCAAATGGACATTTTTTAATGTTGAAAAAAGACGGCTTTTTCATATCGGCTGTCTTGTAAAATATATATGGACCATATTTTCCCTTACGTACACTCAAATTATCATTAAAAACACGCAGCATTGTAGGATCATTCTTTTTCTCCTTCAAAAAAGTAATAATATCATCATACGTTATCTCATTGACTGGTTTTTTAATCTGTTTTATACTTTCTCGCTTTTCACCCCATTCCACATAGTAACCATATTTACCATTTTTCAAAAATATCTCTTGATCTTCATACATACCCAATGATTGGTCCGCAGCATCCACCAATTCATGCAATTCATACTTCTGTTTTTTTAGTTTCTCCAAATCTATTTGAATCTGTTTATTTCCAGGTAAATATTCTATATTACCATCTTCCAATGTATGTCTAATCACCGGACCATACTTTTCAAATAACAACTCATAACCATCACATATATTATATGCATTCTTCTTTACATTTTTTATTTCCTGTGAAAGTTCCTTCAACTCCGTATAACAATTACTACAAACATCCGACCATTTTTCAACCTCCTTATTTGAAATCAAATCTAACTGCTTCTCCATATCCTTCGTATACTCATACGAAAAAATTTTATCAAAATAATTTGTCAAAAATTCCAATGCTAAAATACCTATCGTTTGTATAACCAATTTGTTTTTCTCTGCACCAAACACTTTTTCATCCGTTTTTTTCGTAATCTTTTTTCCTTTTAACGTATATGCATTACAACGTACTTTCTTCCCTTCTATATTCATCTTTTTCACATATCCCCTATCCTTAATCGTTTCTACAATTGTCGCAAAAGTTGACGGTCTCCCAATCTCTAAAGACTCTAGTTTATTTATCAAACTCGCCTCTGTATAATAACTATGACTGGATTTACAAGAGACTTCGCTATATATATTATTATAATTCACTTTCCCACTTTTCTCAAGTGTAGCCAAATATTGGATTATTGCCTGCGATTCATTTTGAAGATCACTTACATTCACTTTCTTTTCTATTATCTTCCAACCCAAAAATTTAGGACTCTCCACATTATGAACAAATGTACTGTCTAAAGGAGCTGCAATTGTAATTTTATTATTGTTATATAATGCATTTGACATACAACTTTCCATCGTTTGTCTCCAAATCAACTTATACAAACTATTCATACGATTACTTTTACAATTCGCAATTGTACTGATTTCTATCTGCGTAACACGAATCGCCTCATGCGGGTTTTCACTATTCGTATTTTTTAGTTTCTCTAAATTACCCACATATTCATTACCATGCTTGTCACAAATATATTTATTCATCTTATCTAAAAAATCCTTTGAAAATTGCTTACTTTCAGTCCTCATATAGGTGATATATCCAGTCTGATATAATTGTTGACAATGCGACATCGTCTCCTTCGGAGACATCTGAAGAACCGAATTCGCCGTTTGTAATAGCTTGGAGGTACAGAATGGGGTCGGAGAACCCTTTGTAATCATTGTCTGATCGTGTACTTTCAACGCAAATTCATATTCTTTGCATTGATCTAGAAAAGAGATGATTTCTTCTTCTTGTTCAAACTGTTTATCACATTGAAATAATAACTGTTTTATTGTGAAATTGCCGAATATTTTATAACTTTGAACTAAATCCTTATTCTGAAATTCGTTTTCATATACAAGACGCAGTGCCGGCGTTTGGCATCTTCCCGCAGACAATGAATTATCTTTATTATTATACAAATATCTCCATAAAAAAGGAGAAATCTTATATCCAACAATTACATCTAATACCTGTCTTGCTTTTTGCGCATCCACTAATGCCATATTAATCGTCGTTGGACTATCTATAGCATCTACAATCGCCTTCTTCGTTATCTCATGAAACAAAATCCTTTTTGTCGTTAATGGCAATTCAAATAACTGACAAATATGCCATGCTATCGCTTCACCTTCCCTATCATCATCTGTCGCCAAGAAAATATTGCGCTTATCATACTTACTAATTAACTTCTTCATCTTATCAATGTGCACCTTCTTATCCTCAATAATATCATATGTGGGCTCAAAACTACTTTTCGTATCTATTGACTTTAATCCTCTAATCTGCCTTAAATGACCTATTGAAGCAATACAACTATAATTAGAACCTAAAAAATGCTCTATTTTTGAACACTTGGATGGAGATTCAACAATAACCAGAAAAATACTATTCGGATGGTTTGTTTTTAGATTGAATTTCATTTATATAATACGTATCATGTTTCTATCTATTTTACTATTAAACAATTACTATTTTAATTATCAAATATATATAATAACTTGTCTACTATATCCATATGAAGAACAAAAATATAATTCCCGGATATAATGGTATAATACCTTTGGATTTAACAAATATTGATAAGAAATACCACTCTATTTTAATTAATGAACACCATAATGACATTGAATTGTATAAAGAAGAACAAGCAAGGCTACCAAAACATTTACGATATGAAAATACCGTCATACGCGCAGAAAAGTTGATCAAAATGGATGAAAACGCTCGTAAACTGCAACTTGAATTAGCACGCAAACAGCAAGAAATACATGATAAAAGACGATATGAATTATATTATAAACCCACGTAATTTACTACCACCTCTTTTAAATATATTTAGAAAGGTTGATAAGAATACATAAAAATATTGTTATATGTTTTGTAATAATATCATTATGAAATGCAGTTATTTTATGATTTTAATATCTAATAAAATTATATATTATGTTTGGATTCAATCTTTTTAAAAGACGCTCTAGCAATAATACACAAACTATAGAAGCCGCTGCCAAAAAGGCTGAAGAAGAACGCCTTGCAAAGGAAGCTGAAGAAGCTGCCGCAAAAAAGGCTGAAGAAGAACGCCTTGTAAAGGAAGCTGCTGCTAAAAAAGCTGAAGAGGAACGCCTTGTAAAGGAAGCTGCTGCCAAAAAGGCTGAAGAGGAACGTCTTGCAAAGGAAGCTGAAGAAGCTGCTGCCAAAAAGGCTGAAGAGGAACGTCTTGCAAAGGAAGCTGAAGAAGCTGCCGCAAAAAAGGCTGAAGAGGAACGTCTTGCAAAGGAAGCTGAAGAAGCTGCCGCAAAAAAGGCTGAAGAAGAAGCTGTTGCTACCGAAGAAGTAGAAGTAACTGTTGAAGATGCAAGTGAAGAAACTGAATAAATAATATAGTAAATAATAATTATTATATTATTGTAGGATTAATGAATGGCTCTAAAATTGATTTAAAAGATATTTATGTTAGAAAGTAACTAAAATGACATATCAAGTGTTTATTAAAAATCGGAATTATTCTGATTGGGATTTTAAAGATATACATAACGAAGATATAATAGATGTTACTGGATATCCAGCCTTAAAAGATATAAATCCAATAGATGAGAAATTGTTTAGTCGGGATATTATAGAAATCAATGAAAAAAATGAAATAGTTATTAAACAATCGGCATTACGAGATATGAAAACGATTGCAGGAATATTAGTGTTGAATGAAAATAAAACATACGGCAGAACGAAGAACAAAAAACGACTCTATTATAAATGTATCCCAGACGATAAATATTTACCTATCTTTTTAGTACCATTTGATTTGAAACCAGGTTTTTCAAAACATTATTTAAATAAATATGTGATTTTTAAATACGATAATTGGGAAGAGAAACATCCAAAAGGGTTATTAGTGAATACATTAGGGGATGTAGATAACCTAGAAGTGTTTTACGAATATCAACTGTATTGCAAAAGTTTATACATATCATTGGTAGAATTTACTACAAAAACAAAGAT